TTAATATATTTAAATTCTGTTCTAATAGCATCTTTCAATTTATCAGATCCTGGTAGATTTGATAATTCAATTTCTACTGGAGAATCATTTAAATCTGAAACGATTGCTTCATTTACGATATCTTCAATTGCACTATCTGCTTCTGGGTGTAGACACATTTCACGGTATCTACGAATCAAATCCTGTTCGCTTTTATATACTCCTTCAATATCTACGTATTGTCCGTAGAAACCACTCGACACAAAGAAGTCCGACTTATCTTCATCGGACTTCGGGATCGGTGATACGACCCCTTTCGAGTTGTTGTCCCCAGAATCTGGGAGTTTAAAACCAAACAGTTTTGCCATTGTATAATTCTTTTGCTGCTATTATAGCACTATTTATGATCCTGTGCCAAGCTGTGTAGATCCAGTTGGATCTAAAGCGTCCCACCACTGAACTTGTAATTCAACTGTAAACTCTTCTAGTGAATCTGAACTATCGTATGAAAGAGCAATGTCTGACACGTTAGTTGGGAAAACACCAAAGAATTTATATCCCTTAAGAACTGGCATTTGGGTTGCTGATTGTGGTATTGGGCCACCAACACCAGATCTACCAAATTGTCTTACGAATACATCTCTCTGATATGAAGTAGGATCTGTTAATCCTGCATTATCCTCATGCTTGTTAATGAGGTTCATCCATCTTTCAAATGCATTTCTAATTGAGAAATCTACATCATTAATGACTGTGATTGTCCAAGGATCAAATGTACGATCTCCTGCAATCTTTAGATTTCTACCTCTAAATGGGATGTTAATTGGTGTGACAATTGATTGAGGTAACTGTGCTGCCTTAACTAGAAAACGTGCCTTATCGGTCACTTCATCTCTAGTTGAATCTGCAGGAATTGCATCTTCAGGGAAGAATAGTTCACATTCAAATAAATTTGGACGAGCACCACCCCCGACCATTCTACCCTTGAACGCATCAAGGGTTCTGTCTTTAGTATTAGGAATGTTTAGGTTTGCCATTAATTTGTGCCTCTAGTTAATTAAACGTTTCCAACGACTTCTTCAAAACTAATTCCAGTGCGAGTAGCAACGAATGTTAGTCCGATAAAGTTAATCGATCTTGCTGGTTTTACGAAAATGTCAGCTCTGAATTGATTAGAATCAATTACGTCTGGAGTGTTATTTGTTTCATCACAAATAACAACATAATCAGTAATACCTCTCTTCGCTTTTACATCACGAAGATATGGTTCAACAACGTTCAAGAAATTAGATCTTGTAATAACATCATTGAATTCGAATAACTGATCTTTTGCTGCTCTTCCGATTGTATCCTCTATTGTAAGGAACAAACGACGAACATTAATTCTATCGAATGCAGAAGCAGTAGCAAGTGCTGTTCTATCACCAAATAGAATAACACCTGAACCAGGCATTGCGACTATTGGGTTGACTCTCTTAGGATAGAGAATATCTCTTTGTGCCTGTGTTGGGTTATAAGCAAGTTTAACTGCTCCATTCAATGAACCTCTGGAAGTACCAGCAGGTGAGAACCAAGAGAAGGAGTTAATTGATGTTTTTGCCATCAATCCTGCAACGTCGGCATTAGTTGGCATCCATCTGTACTCATTATTCCATCTATCATACTGATATTTGTATCCACTATCAAACACTGCATAAGAAGATGATTGGAGATTACTATAGAAATCTACAATAGCATCAGTCTGTTTATCAGAGTTTGGTTGTTTAACAATATCATCCTTATGTGGTGAGATGCAAGCGATACAATCCTTTCTCAATTCTGCAATTGCAATAACTGCTTTTGCTTTTGCCTGTGAATCAAACATATTTGCACCACCAGAAGGCCCGTTAATTAAGAAATTAACATCGTATTCTGCAGGATTCTTAAGCACATTATATGAATTAATAACATCTCCCAGAGTTACATCATATCCATCAGCAGCAGTATAGTTTTTACCTGCTCCTAATGAATCAGTTGTTGCTCCACTAACGGAGTATGTAACACCTTGAGCGTCTTGTCCTACGTTACCGACACCAGATAAAGTAAACTTATAATCAGTACCAGATATAGCATCTGTCAATCCAGAAGCAGCACCAGTTGTTGTATAACCAACATAGATGTACTCAGAATTCTGAGCAATTTTATCTTTGAAGTAATTTGCTTCAGATGGAGAAATCTTACCATCTTTTGCCTTGGAAAGGTATGTGAACTTCTCAAGAACATTTCCTGCGATTCCACTTATTGATCCAGATTCATCAACAACAACCACATGGATTTCATCATTCTTACCACTTCTTTCAGAAACGTATTGTGAAGTTCCTGGTTTTTCTGCAATTGATTTCCAGTAAACAGTAGAATTTGTCAATCCTAACGTCTGTTCATTGTACCAGTCTTTGTTTGTGGAACTTACAAATGTCCAAGCATCATCAGAATCAGCATTATCAGCGTATAATTGATTCACATTCGTAGTAACATCGGTAACTCTAGTAATAGTATAAGATGTTGTACCGATACCAGTAATTGCTCTGTCTACCGTAATAGTAGTAAGGCCAATACCAATAACGGTTGCACCTGCACCGATACTAATTGAACTACTTCCAGTTACTGTAACAACGTCTCCAAGTGCAATATCTTTTGTTGCATCACCACCTATATTCTCTGTTGTGATACCAGTAATTGTAATATCATTAATTTCATTAGTAGCACCAGTAGTTGTACCAATGGCAGTAGAAGTTGGGACTGTTTTTGATTCTGCTGGTCTAAATCCTAACTCATCATAAGTTAATGCAGAAGAAACACCAGCACTTGATACTCTATCAGTTACTTTTACTGAAACATCAACATTAAATGTACCTGCATCTGATCCGTCTGAAACTGATGTAACTCCAGTAACAACTCCTCTCATGAAACCATCATAATATGAAGTTGATCCATTACCAACATTAACTCTATCAGCAATTGTCTGTGTTATACCGTATCCAACAGCAGGAATATTAGCAGTTCCTACACCAGTAAATGAAATGATTTGATCCGCAAACGCATCAATTGTACAAACTTTTAAACCATTACCCCAAGAACCAGGATTCTTAGCAGCAAATTTAAAACTTAATGATTCGTTTGCTACAGTCTGATAGT